AAGACCTCTTTGTTATCATAGGCTACACCTACAATGAACGCATTTAGCATAATAGCTAATTTAAATCGTTTGTAATGGATGATTGTTTTTTCCATGTTGATGAATTGATTGGGTTTAGTAAATTAGTTTCTCCATAAGTTCACCCTACCTACTACGCATCTATATTGTTTAGGTGCTTTGTACTTGGGAGGTTTACAATGACGGCTGGTTGTACAAGAGGTTAGAGCTATGATAACCACCATAACGGCAGCCATCCATACTAACACTTGTAATACATAATCAGGCTTTTTCATGCTTTAATTGATTAATGTGAGGATAATAGATGTGTTGGTACCCATTGAAGTAATCTCCGGGTCACCATCCACATAATGAGGAAATGACTAAAACCCTGCAGCACCCTACTCTCCTATCTGATGTCTGCTATCAGTTACAAGACTGTTAGTCGCTTGTAAAGGTTTGGCGTGGGAGTGGTCCTTAGTCAAATAAGTCTTAATAGCTTATAGATACAGCTATATAGTGGGAAGATCTAAACACCTTTAGAAATACTAGTCTAAGGGTGGTAAACTTGTTAGCCATTCTTGTGTACCATTCCTGAAAGGATTGATAGGTACGGAATACTAGATGTTTTGTTCTTTTCATGTTAATGAATTGTATGTGATGTAAATAATGATTGAGAACTTGATAGAAAAGGGACAGCTCATGTATGAGCTCCTATTAATAGTATTATAATAAATCTATACTATGATTGTAGCTCACTGGTGAGCCCTCTGAAAAATGTAACACCCTAATTTATCCAACTTACAGGTGTCGTGGCTGTCCCTATTGCTAGGTTAGAAATAGATTGTTCAGAAGTTCATCATCAGGTGATCAACCTGCTGTTACTAAGTAACAACACTTACCCATATGGTTATCAAACCATTTCTCATCATATTGGGCATATTATCTGTGGATTAGACAGATCGTATCTTTAATAAATATAAATTATAGCTATCTTATCCGCTAACCGTCTGGCTGGTTTAACAGCTTTGTAGAATACGATGATTAGGCTTGTGGTGTTCCTGACATACACAGCTTCTGACACAACTGATTGTAAATCAGGGAGTTAAGTGTGTGTAAGACACGCTGAAAGCGTGCAGATGGTTAGGAAATGGGCCGTCAGGGACGGACAGTTAGGAAGACTGTTCTGATGGAGAGCCATTATGTACAGAAAAAAAATCCTACACCGGATTAGGGTGTAGGACATGACTAGGCTTATTCAGCACTAGGCGTAGTAGCTTTCTGCATAAGAACGAGCTTTGCAACATCTGGGCCAAACTGCTCTACTAAACTTTGTAGTTTAGATAGTTCAGTATCATCAGCAACAACTTGGTTGTTAGAAGTGATAATCAAATTAACAGAGTCTCCTGTGTAACGAGTGGTGAACCACAAAGGCTTACCGGTTGTTTCATCTAAACGGAAACTGTCTCCTTGTGCGGCTTCATACGCTTGAAGGTCTTTCTCTGAACCTGTAACGGTGAATCTGAATACTTTGGTACCGGTGTTTGCTTTACGGTAAGAACCGTTTAATTTAGCTTGTAACATGTTTAAAATGTTTAAAATGATTAATATAATACCAATTGACAATCAGGGGTTAAATAGAGCATAATAACAGCCGAAGGCTGCAGATTATGTCTATGCAGGGTGTAAAAGAACCAAGACGGTTAGGCCTTGGTTCTTAATGCTCATTTGGGGGAAATGAGACTTTTTTTGGTAGTTATTTACTAACTAGTTGTACATCAGGGGTTAATGAGAGGATGAAGTTCTGCGTTAGCAGAGACAACCGCAGGTTGCAGTAATGAGAGGAAAGAAACAGGAGAAATAATAAAACTCCTGTTTCTGTATACTGTGCAATACATCCTTTTTAAGACCTGAGTTTATTAAACTCTCATTAGGTAGATGGTTGGGTCATGACTCCCACTGATTGCACGTTTGGGACTTTCGTCTATTTAAAATCAGGGGTCATTTAGACAAAAAAATAAGAGAAGCTGTTAAGCTTCCCTTATAGTCTTTATTTACCATGTAATCTACACGTAGTGCTGCCTTTACCAACGGTCATCATACAGTTTTTACCGGCTTTTGTCTTACCAGAGCAATGTACTCTGTTAGGATTGTGGGCATTACAGTAGCCTGTCTTTGAATCTACAATAATAGACTTACAAGCTACACCTGCTTTTGTGGTCCCTTTACAAGGAGTTGGTTTAGCATAACTGCTAATAGACAGTGTAATAACTGTCAATAATAATAATAAATGTTTCATGTTATATATTTTAATATATAATCAGGGGTTAAATTCTACATAATATAGCAGACTGCTTATTAGGCAATCTGCTATAATAGGTTACAGGCATATGTAATCCGGTACTTCTTTGGCGTACTTCTTGGTTACACGCTCATGCATAATAGAGGCAAGTATGTCGTTAAGTAGCTCTCTATACATGTTATGTACTATGTAATCAGTAGTGGTCCAACTAATAGCAACGCAGTTATTCTTATGGTTGCTAATAATTACAGGGTGTTGTGCCACAGCGGAGTTCCACATTCTCTCAAATGTGTTGCTCTCTGCTTTAACACGGATTTTACCACTGTAAACGGTAACTGTACCAATAGTGAAGTAATTGTAGCCGTAAGGCTGTTTAATTTGGTTACGCATAATAAATTATTTTATTATGATATCAGGGGTAAATTCTACGTAAGTGTTAGAAAAAATAACCAACCTACTATTTAGCAGGTTGATTACGTAATAAGTCAAGCTTGTTCTGAAGCTCGGCTAATCCTTGACTAGGAGCTAATAGCTCTGCTTCAAAGATGATATGGCCAGACTTGGTAGTAAAGTGTGTACCGTAGTCAGCTATCTCTGCTTTAAGGAATCTTTCCTTTGTAAAGCGTAGCTTCATACATACTGTGTTACCTTCAAATCTGATACCAAATGGTTTCTTGTTTACATTCATGTTAGTCATATTATTTATTTTTAAATACAATCAGGGGTTATATTCTAACTTAATGACTACTACTTTTCAGTAGTAATCACCAAGTCCTCATCATATTCCCATTTACCAGTAGATAAGCTATTACCTATCTCTTCACCATACATATGGTCTAATGCCTTCTCATCATCAAAGATGACAGTGTATGTAGGTCTACCACTCACTGTATCAGATGGGATAATCATAATAGCTCCAGGTGTATTGTGCTTACACACAGGTACAACTGACTTTGTCTTCTTAGAAGCACAGCTGTAAGCTGCAATACATAACATAATAATTAATAATTGTTTCATAATATATATTTATATATACATCAGGGGTAGAATACCAAATGATAATCCCCCTAAAATGGGAGATCATCATCTTCTTCTACAGATACAACAGGTATGCTAATAGCCGATACCTTTTCTTCTTCCATACATTCTTGATAGTATGCTTCCTCTTCCAATCTACAATTCATACAAGTATACCCAGGTTCCATTTGATTCTCATCATAACACCAGTAAGCTGATGTACACGTACATTCATTAATCTTTTCCATAGTATTTATTTTTAATGTACGTCAGGGGTTTCTCTACTTACCTCCACACAGCATAGGGGGTACCACCTCCAATCGGATTGACCGGGGGAGTTTTTCTCTAAAGGTACCACCCCTCTCTAACACGGAACTTTTCCAGGACATAGGGGGGGGTCTATTATACGTTATTAACAAGGGGGGATAACTTATTAGGTTTAGGTGTAATATATAATATTAAATTTGTGTAGTTTAAACTTTTTAAGTATATTATAATATAAGACCAACATTATGAGCTTACACCATTGCAACATACATTGTCATACAATGACACCAGATAAGATGGATCTTCTCTCTATAGAAGATGATCCAGGGAAGTGGATGCCTTTTCTATTTAACATAGATATAGTGGTAGCTGCTAAGCAGACTTCTGAAGATCCTGAGGAGATTACGTATAACGCCACCACTATCTTTACAGATGCTGGAGACACTTATGTTATAGATACTAGCTATCTAGAGTTCTTTAGAATCTGGAAGCAGCATACTAACTCCTCAATGAATGATATTAACGTAGATGACGTAGATTTATAATAATTAAAAACCAACCAATTATGTCTGAAGAACAAAAGATACCTACCAAGGAAGAGCTGATTGCTTTCTTTGCTGAACAGGTAGAAGTTAAAAGAGCTCAATTAGAGCTACAAAAGATTAGTACAGAGTTAGCTGTTGCTAAAGCTGAGGAAATGAAAGCTCTTGCTTTTATTGCTCAAATGACAACACAGCAATCAGCTAGTCAACCACAACCTGAAGGAACCCCTCACACTATTACACAAGAAGATCTAGATAACAACCCTGAGTTGCTAGAAGCTGGATTAGCTGTGGGTGATGATATCATTATTCCTACAGCTACACAATTTGCTGAAGGTGTACCTGCTAAAAAGTTAAAAAAGAAATAAGTTTTTATGACTGTTCTGTATAAACTAAGAGACTATAAAGAAGCCTACAAGTTTGAAAAAGAACATCCTAAGCCTATCCAATGGGACGAGAAGTATAAAACATACGTCTTGTCCCAAGGGGATGGGATTCAAGGAATCTGGTTTAGAGATGGTAAAGATGGCTTAGTGGCTGAAATGATAATGTCATGGACAAGTAATAATGTGGTGAGAATAGACTCATTCACTGTCCTTCCTTCCCATAGAGGAAAAGGACTTGGTCATGATCTTGTTAAAGAAACTTTAAACTGGGCAACTGAGTCTGGATTTAAACATCTTATAGGAGAAGCTAGAAAGGGACCGTCATGGAAGATATTTCAAGACTTTGGAGCAGAAGAAGTCTTAACGTATGAGAATTGGAATAAGACAGGGGAAGAATATATAATGTTTAAAATAGAATTATAATGGCAATAGTAAATCAAGTGGACAAAAGAGTGAGGATGACCACTTGGCAAATAGTCAAGTATCAGATACTCACACATTGTTACTTACAAGGAATACAAGTGAGTGAAGCAGACTTAGAATGTTTGACATATTTAGCTGTAGAAGGAGATCAAGAACTTACAAGCTTTTGTATTAAAGCTCATGCCAAGACTATATTCTCTAGCACACAATCAGTTAGAAACTGTTTAACTAAAGCAGAGAAGAAAAAGCTTATTGTAAAAGAAGGAAAGAATAAGAAGAAGATATTTATCAATCCTATTATGAATGTTCATAGTAAGGGGAATGTATTATTAGATTTTAAATTCTTATCAGTTGCGTCCTAAAAAAGCAAAAGAACTGATCCCAGAGGTAGCTAAAGAACTAGACCTACCTGAACAAATGATAAAAGATATCATTGACTTCTATTGGCAGGAAGTAAGAAAGAGTCTTTCTAGTTTAAAACACAGTAGAGTGCATATAACCAATCTAGGAGATTTCACTATAAAACATTGGAAGCTAGATGACATGATAGAAATGCTTGAAAGGTTTAAAGAGAACTTAAAGCAAAAAGGAGTGCAAGAAAAGGTGACAAGATTTAGAACAGATGAAAATCTTTTTGATATGAAGGCTATGAAAAAGATTATGGAAGAAGAGCAGACGAGGAAAGAGTTTATTAAACTACATAAAACATCAACAGATGAGCCTAAGAGAAAACATAATAAAGCTATGGAAAACAAAAGGTCAGATACTAGAGGGAGTGACTAATTCCATATTTAAGAAAGAGGATGTAGAAGAGATTGCACAACAGAGAATGCAGATATGTGAGAAATGTGCACTTTACGATGTGCAGGGTGTAGGATGTATGGTGGTAGGAACACATCCTTGCTGTAATGAAAAACTAGGAGGTTGTGGATGTTCCCTAGGGTTTAAGACTAGATCTTTGTCTTCAGAATGTCCAAAGGGACATTGGAAAGCTGAGCTTACACAAGAAGAAGAAGATTTAATTAACCAAAAACTAGGACTATGAGTATATTAATATTTACACCAGAGGATCACAAGTATAGAAGTATAGATGTAACAGACTTAACTAATTGGTTATCTGTCACTAGTTTTATAGGTAATTTCAAACAACCATTTGACGCTGATAAAATTGCAGAGAAGTCTGCAAAGAATAAAAAGTCTAAATGGTATGGTATGACTCCTGATGATATTAAAGCTGCTTGGAAAGCAGAAGCTCTTCGTGCTACTACATTAGGTACATGGTATCATAATTGTAGAGAAGCAGATATATGTGAACTTAACACTATTGAAAGACATGGTGTCACTGTTCCTGTATTCACTCCTATAGAAAAAGAAGGATGTAAGTATTCTCCCTCTCAGAAATTAACAGATGGTATCTATCCAGAACATTTAGTCTACCTTAAATCTGCCGGCATTTGTGGTCAGTCAGATCTTGTTGAGGTGATTAATGGAGAGGTACATATTACAGACTATAAGACTAATAAAGAAATTAAGACAGAAAGCTTTACCAATTGGGAAGGCGTTAGTCAGAAAATGTCATCTCCTTTATCACATTTAGATGATTGTAACTTTATGCATTATGCATTACAACTATCTATGTATATGTTTATTATTCTTAAACACAATCCTAAATTAAAACCAGGTAAACTTATTATACATCATATTCTATTTGAAGAATCTGGTAGAGATAAGTATGATAATCCTGTAACAGCTTTAGACTCTACAGGCAATCCTATAGTGAAAGATGTTATTCCTTATGACGTACCATATTTAAAAGCAGAAGCAATAGCTCTTATACATTGGCTAGAAGATAATAGAAGTAGATTAAAACCTAAATACTAATGAGAAAACCATTATTAGTTACAGCAGCTAAAGAAAAAAAGCTTATTGTTACACTCACCAATAAGGTTATTGAAAAGTATCCAGATATATCAGCTGAAAATACACTTGTAGTTATGGTGAGTCCTGACTATTCAGCCACTGTAGCTATGCACGTAGCTCATAACTTAAGTAAACATGGTGAGATGTGTGATGTACTTCCTATACATGTAGCATATCCAGATGAAGATGAACATAAGTATGTTAGAAAAGCAGACCAAGATATAGATGCATGGTTTAAGTTTTCAGATGTCCAATATAAATATTATCTTTTAGTAGAAGCAGGTGTTATCCGTGGAGGAACATATACATGGCTTAACAAACTATTTAGAAATAAAGTGACAGGTACAATAATAACTACTAGCTTGTACGAAAATATAGGTAGTAGATTTAAAAGTGATGTTGTAGGAGAATACTATGATGACACTAAACAAGACCTCACTTTTTATTTTGAGGCATATAATAAACATTGGAACTAATGGTAAGATTATTTGATATACAGAATGGAAATGTTACACCTAGTGAACATTGCTATACATTAAAGTTCCTTAAAGACTTAATGGTCTCTCATCCTACAGAGTATTTAAACATATATACATATCTGTTTTACATGACCTGTCCTAATCCAGATCTAAATCCTTTCTTTCATTTTCCAGAGAGTGAGAAAGAAGAAGTGATATTAGAAGAGGTAAATGGAGATTTTTCTCCAGAGGAAGATGAGATAGCACATGCTTTAAGAAGATGTAAACAAATGTATGAGACAGAAACATCAAGAGCATATTATGGAATTAAAACAGCTTTAGATAATTTAGGAAAGGTGCTAGCTACAGAAACCCCTACCTTTGGTAGAGACGGATCAGCTGTAGGCATTCTTAGAATAGCTGAGAAGTTTGATTCTGTAAGACAATCTTATAAAGGAATCTATAAAGACTTAATGGATGAACAACAGTCTTCTGTAAGAGGAGGACAAGACTTAGCATATGATCAATAAAGATAATGTTCCCTAAGTACACGGGGTCGTAGTTCCTCTAAGGCTTATTTATTAAATAGGCACACTACAAGAGCTAGATCGTAAGCTAGATGGTTTGGTAACTTTTCCACTGACGTAATAAGTTACAACATTGTAGGATGGTGAAAAAAAGTATCTCAGCATACTTAGGCATACACACCCACTCGTCTCGTGGGCACAGATTATGAAATAGAAAAGTAGTATGGGGTTGACCACCAGCTTGCAAGCATTATGCTACTTTTTGAATCACTGTTTGAAGGTTCGAGTCCTTCTCCTACAGCTAAAACAAATAACCTATGAAAACAGAAGTGTACACAGACCTAGAAATTAAAGAGTTTGCCGCTATTGGTGAACACTTAATACCAGAATCAAGTTATATGTCTGATTGGGTATTTCATTACAATTCATATAATCAGTTATGGAATGCTATTCCAAGAAATGTTTATAATGAGTATTGGAGTAATAGCCAACATCATGCTGTATTAAAAAGTAAACATTTAAACACCCTATTAGATATGCTTCACCGTACAAAAGGTGATGTAGGAATGATAGAAGATCTTACACGTGGAGAAATCAGATAATATATATTTAGAAATACCAACCTATAAAGATGGGTCTTGGGATACCACCGTGTTTTATTCACGTGAGGAGTTCCGAGACTATCTTTTATCTTTATTTAAAGAACCAGGACAGTATGAGTTTGATGAAACATCTCTTATATTTAATGCTGAGGGACGTAAGTTTCAGAAGCAAGGATACTATTGTGCATCTCCAGTAAGAAGTAAAGACTTTGTTAAATACTGGGATGACCAAAAGAATAAATGTAGAAAAGGTGTTATAATCCATAGTGGTGATAAAAACTGGTTTATTTCTAGAGACTATTACATGTGGTTAAACTTCCTACCTATTTATGATAAGGAAGAAAAAAGGTTTGACTTTGCTAAGGTGAGAGATGCTCAGTATCATTTAGCTCTATATGAACATTTAGCAGAATTACATTGGAAGCATGCTATTGTTTTAAAGAAACGTCAGATAGCATCTTCTTATTTCCATATGGCTAAGTTAATTAATCAATGGGTATTTGAAGAAGGAGCTGTACTTAAAATAGGAGCAAGTCTTAAAGACTATATCAATGAAAAAGGATCTTGGAAATTCTTAACAGAATATCGTAACTTCCTAAATGAACATACAGCATGGTATAGACCAGCTGAACCAGATAAGGTGGGAGCATGGAACCAACAGATTAAAGTGAGGGTAGCAAATAGAGATACTTATAGAGGATTAAAGTCTTCTATCAACTTATACTCATTTGAGAAAGATCCTACACACGGTGTCGGTGGACCTGTAACTTATTTCTTTCACGAGGAGGCAGGTATTGCTCCAAAGATGAATGACACCTATGGATATATGAAGCCAGCACTTAAGTCTGGTCATATGATTACAGGTCAGTTTATTGCTGCAGGATCAGTGGGAGACCTTGATCAATGTGAACCTTTGAAACTTTACATAGATAAACCTGAGGAGAATGGATTCTATGGGGTCAAATCTGACCTTATAGACGGTAAAGGAACGATTGGAGTAACTGGCTTGTTTATTCCTGAACAGTGGTCTATGCCCCCTTATATTGACAAATACGGTAACTCTCTAGTCACTGAGGCTTTACAAGCTTTAGAAGAAGAGTTTGTAAAACTTAAGAAAGATCTTGAACCGGCAGCTTATCAGCTGGAAATATCCCAGCATCCTCGTAATATTGAAGAAGCTTTTGCAACTAGAAAGCTATCTATATTTGCTCCACATTTGATTGCTAGACAACAACAACGTATTCAAGATAAACAATATCCTGTAGAATATCTTGAACTATCTAGAGATTCTGATGGAAAGATTATAGATAGACCATCTAGAAAGATACCAATTACAGAATGGCCCATATCTAAAAAGACAGAAGATAAAGAAGGAGTGTTATGTATTTATGAAAGACCTCATAAAGATCCAAGCTTTGGTATGTACTATGGGTCAGTCGATCCAGTGAGTGAGGGTAAGACAACTACATCTGACTCACTATGTGCTATTTACATTTACAAGAATCCTGTAGAAGTGATTAAAGATGACGGAAACGGTAAGGTGAGTAACACAATTGAGAGAGATAAGATAGTAGCTAGCTGGTGTGGACGTTTTGATGATATCAATAAAACCCATGAAAGACTAGAATTACTTATAGAATGGTATAATGCCTGGACTATTGTGGAGAATAACGTAGCTTTGTTTATACAATATATGATCTCTAAAAAGAAACAAAGATATCTAGTTCCTAAAGACATGATCTTATTTTTAAAAGATATAGGAGCTAATCGTAATGTATTCCAGGAATATGGATGGAAGAACGTGGGTACATTATTCAAAGGAACGGTCCTATCTTATGCTATTGAATTTTTAAAAGAAGAGCTAGACACTGAAACTACTCCTGATGGAACTATTGTAAAGACTATTTATGGAGTGGAAAGAATACCTGATCCAATGCTTCTAAAAGAGATGCAAGCTTACCAAGATGGGGTGAACGTGGATAGACTTGTAGCTTTTTCAGCTCTAATAGCCTTTGCAAAGGTGCAACAATCTAACAGAGGACTGGCTAAACGTGTAGAAGTTACAAATGAAAATTTGGTTAACTCGCAAAAATTTAGTAAATTAAATTGGAGTCCATTCAGACATATGGGCGGTTCCAAGAGAGGTGCTGGAAACAATCAACCTTCTAGAAATCCCTTTAAAAATATAAGATAATGCAACAAGAAGTGCCATTACATGCTCAAAAAGTAGCCATACTATCTCGTTTAATAAAAGAAAGTTCTCTCACATTAGAGGAAGCTTTACTTATTTTAAAGGAGGAAGAGGTGGAATTAACAGTTAGTTCAACACCAGGTTGGTCAACTGGAACTACTACACCATGGACAGTACCTATTCAACCTTATGGAACCATTAATGGTAATCCAATTACATACACCTCTAGTTCAACTTCTATAACTGGATCAGCTAGAACTTTTACAGCTGATTTAGACTTAAACAATTAAGAATCATGCAGATATATAACGCAATGGATCTCAAAGCTGGTAAAAAAGCTGACTATAATAAGATGGGTACGTTAACCCAACCTATTCAGTTTCTGGCTGAAAAAGAGAAGGATGAGGAGTGGAGAGCATGGAATCTAGATTGGCTAGAGTTTCAGGGTATGAAGCAACTTAAACGTAATGCTCGTAGATTAATGAAAAACTACAAGCTTGCTAAAGGAATTATTGACAAAGCTGATTACATTGTAGAAGAAGACAATGAGATGGCTGATCTTATAGATACATTAACTAAAGAAGATGAATCAGCTTTAGAACTTAAATTCTATCCTATTATTCCTAACGTAATCAACGTACTTACTAATGAATTTAGTAAACGTACCTCTAAGATTATGTTTAGAGCTATTGATGACATCTCTTATAATGAGATGTTAGAAGAGAAAAGATCTATGGTTGAGGAGTATTTATTACAACAAGCTCAACAAAAGGTCTTAATCCAAATGATTAACCAAGGACTTGATCCTGAGTCTGAGGAAGCTCAACAAATGCTTAATCCTGAACAATTAAAAACTCTTCCTGAAATTGAGGCGTATTTTAAAAAGGATTATAGATCTATGATTGAAGAGTGGGCTACCCATCAGATGAAGGTGGACACTGAGAAGTTTGGTTTACAAGAATTAGAAGAGCGTGCTTTTAGAGACATGCTTATTACAGATAGAGAGTTTTGGCATTTTAAGATGAATGAAGATGATTATGAGGTGGAGCTTTGGAATCCTCTTTTAACATTCTATCATAAATCTCCAGATGTACGTTACATTTCTCAGGGTAACTGGGTAGGTAAAATGGATATGATGTCTGTATCAGACGTTATTGACAAGTATGGTTGGATGATGAGTCAAGATCAATTAGAAGCTTTAGAAGCTATTTATCCTATAAGATCAGCTGGTTATGCTGTACAAGGATACCAAAATGATGGAACTTACTATGATCCTACAAAGTCTCATGACTGGAATACTCAGATGCCATCATTAGGGTATAGACAATATGCTTCTCTTTATGATACTAAATTTGGTTCAGGAGATATAGTTGAATGGATCTTATCAGATTCAGAAGACACGGTTGATTTTGGTAAAACACACTTATTACGTGTTTCTCAGATTTATTGGAAGAGTCAACGTAAGGTGGGTCATCTTACACGTATTACAGAAGAAGGAGAAACTATTCAAGATATTATCAGTGAAGATTATAAGATCACTGAGAAACCTCAGTATAACACTGTGGTTTACAAACAGAAATCTAAAGACAACTTAATCTATGGTGAACACGTAGATTGGATTTGGATTAATGAAACATGGGGTGGGGTAAAGATTGGTCCTAATAGACCAGCATTCTGGGGAATGAATAACCCAAGTGGTATTAACCCAATCTACCTAGGTCTTAACGGTGGTAGACCAGGTAAGATACCATTCCAATTTAAAGGAGATAGTACACTATACGGATGTAAACTTCCAGTGGAAGGATCTGTATTTGGTGATAGAAATACTAGGAGTACTTCATTGGTTGATCTAATGAAGCCCTACCAAATAGGCTACAATATTGTGAATAACCAGATCGCAGACATTTTAGTAGATGAACTCGGCACGGTGATCATGTTAGACCAGAATGCTTTACCTCGTCACTCCTTGGGAGAAGACTGGGGTAAAAATAATCTGGCTAAAGCCTATGTGGCTATGAAGAACTTCCAAATGTTGCCATTGGATACTTCTATTACAAACACTGAGAATGCTCTTAACTTTCAACACTACCAAGTGTTAAACTTAGAGCAAACAAACCGTTTGTTATCTAGAGTGAACTTAGCTACTTATTTTAAGAACCAAGCGTTTGAAGTGGTTGGTCTTAACCAACAACGTATGGGACAACAGATAGCTCAGCAGCAGACTGCCACTGGTGTGGAACAAGCTATGAATGCATCTTATGCTCAGACAGAACAGTACTTCACACAACATAGTGATTACTTAATGCCAAGAGTTCACCAAATGAGAACTGACTTAGCTCAATACTACCATTCTAAGAAACCTAGTTTAAGACTTCAATATATTACAGGTAATGATGAGAAGATCAACTTCCAAATGAATGGAACAGATCTTTTAATGAGAGATTTTAATATCTTCTGTACAACAAAGACTAACCAACGTAATGTTATGGAGCAGTTACGTCAACTTGCTATTAACAATAATACTACGGGTGCTACAATCTTTGACTTAGGAAATGTTATTAAGTCTGAATCTATAGCTGAATTAACAGGTGTTCTTAAATCTGCAGAAGAAAAAGCTAATGCTCTTAAACAACAAGAACAAGAAGCTCAACAGAAAATGCAGGAAGAAATGCTTGCTTCTCAAGAACGTCAGAAACAAATGGACATTCAGTTTAAAGCTGAACAAGCAGATCTTGATAGACAAAATAACATCACTCTTGCTGAGATTAGATCAGCAGGTTATGGTGCTATGATGGATATTGATAAGAACCAAGTGTCTGATTATCAAGATGTTCTAGCTAATATTCAGAAACAACAAAGCTATCAGGACACTATGAGTTTTAAACGTGAGCAGGAAGTTAATAAGAATGCTACAAATTCTCAGAAGTTAGATATTGAGCGTCAGAAATTACAGACTCAGAAAGAGATTGCTGACAAACAATTACAGATAGCTAAGGAAAATAAGAACAAATATGATGTTGGAGCTAAGAAGAAGAAATAATTATAGCTCTATTATCCATACCTTAGATA